CACATCGATACTGCGTTTCGCCGGGCGCACTAGGATGGAGATACTTCGTCTGCGGGCGACAATGTTGAAGCCGTCGGCTTGGCTCCATCGCAAACTGACACGGACCAAGTCTCAGAGGACCTAGCCGCACGCGCACTGGATGTTATCAGTTTTGAGGCCAACCAAGATGCACCCACGCATCGCCGTCTTCTGCCATATGTTCCACGCTGACTTGTTCGCCGAGGTCGCGCGGTATCTCTCGAACATTCAACGGGCTGTTGACATCTATCTCTCGACCCCGACGGAGAATCACCGGTCCGATCTCAGCAGGCTGTTCCCCAACGCCTCAATCGAAGTCGTTCCAAACCGGGGACGTGACATCGCGCCAAAGTTCATCACCTTCGGCCCTGCTCATTTTGGCTATGACTACGTGCTCCACTTGCACACGAAGGCGAGCATCCCAGGCTGGCGACAGCACCTTTTTGAGCATTTGGTCGGATCACCGGAGAGAATAACGGCGGTCCTCCGCGCATTTGAGCGTGACGCGCGGATCGGCGTGATAACGGCAGAGCACTTTGGTCCAGTCCGTCCAGCGGTAAACTGGGGCTTCAATCGACCTTACGGTGAGCTTCTCGCCGAAATGATGGGGGTTGATCTGCCGGGCCAAATCGAGTTCCCCGCGGGCTCGATGTTTTGGGCTAGGCCACAGGCTCTCAAACCGATCTTCGATCTCGGCTTAACCTATGACCATTTCCCGCCCGAGCCAATTCCAAACGACGGCACCATAGCCCATGCCCTAGAACGCATGATCTTTCTGTCCGCCATCCGGGCCGGCTACGGGTGGAGCTTGATATCAGACGGCCGCGACGGCCCGCGCATCGACGGACCCTACTTTGATCCGGCGCGCCCTGGCTGGGGTCTACCGCCAGCGGCAACGCCAGCAGTAGACCCTAGTCGGAGAGCACACCCTCTCGTGCGCATGAGCCGACGACTGCAACGATCCATCAAAAAACGCCTGGGACTTCCGGTGCACAAGCCGTCCCCGTCTCCGTAATGCGTTAAGCAATGATCCCCGCAGCCTGTCGAAACAGGTTGTCTACCTGCTCATTCGTGAGCCCGAGCTCCGCCGCCATCGCCTGCACCAGCGGGCTATCGCGGCGAACCTCGGTGGCGTACTCCCATGCGATCAGATTGACACCTCCGGCCTGCTGCATGGCGGCGTCCACCGTGTCGTACAGCCCCGCATTTATCAGCGCCGCGCGAGCCTGGAACATGCTGACGACCTGTGGCACCGGCTCAGGCGGCTCAACGTAGGGCTCGATGGCATTGCCCTGGGCTTCCCACTCGGCCAACGCCTGCCGGTGCCTGTTGCCCATATCATCAGGCACGCTCATCTGCACGCCGTCGATGACAGCGATGATGGATCCGTATTCAGTGTAGCGCGCGCTCTCGATCATGGCTCACAGCTCCGCATCGGCTGTGAAGTGGGCGTTCCAAAAGTTAGCATTCCCACCCAGGTTTGCGGCAAGCTCGAATGCGCGTGTGCCGATATGTCTCGCGAAGGCGTTGACATCAGCTGCAGCGGACAAATCCCGCACCTTGCCAGCAGCGCCTGTGGCCGGAGAATAGATGACGAGAGAGGGAGTGCTGCGTTTGCGCGTCTGGAATGGCACGTGGGCCACAAACGAGTCACTGCCAACCTGTTGCCCGCCCAACTGACCCGTCGTGGTCACCGTGCCGGGGGCGACGTCTAAATTGTACGATTTTTCGTAGTATCTCTGACATAGCGCGATCTCCTGCTGGATATGCCTCGGCGAGAATGGGTCGTCCTCAGCCGTCGCGTCGCCTTCAACCAAATACCAGCGCATATCGAGCGTCGCATTCTGCGCAGCGGTGTCCTGGGTCCAGTAGAACACGATCAAGTTATTGGCCGAAGAGCTGATGGTTGCCATGATCGACCACCCCGTGATCGTGTTGGCCACCGGCGTGATCGAGCCGACCGCAGCGACGGTCAGCCCAGCGGCAAAGAAATTCCCGGCGGTATAGTTGTTCGACGTCCAGTTATTTACGACGTCGCTAGTGACTTGATCCGCAGTGCCAGTCCACTCCAGCACCGCGAACCGAATGGGAGCAGCACTTGAATACCGCAGCTTGCCGCCCAACGTGACGGTCCGCCCCCGCAGCCCGTAGGTCTCTGCCGCTTCGATGATCTGCGCATAGCCCATACGCTGTGCAGAAGCGTTCGGCTGCGTCAGCCGCATCATGGAGGCGATGCCTACAGCCGGGGCCGTCAGCGTCGAGACGGTGATATTACCGGTCTGCGTCAGGGCATAATGCCGGTCGTGACCATAGCTATCGTCGCCGATGGTAGAAGCGCCCCGCTGATTGATACGGCCGTCTCCGTTGATGATCTTGTTGCGGAAGCCGCCGAGGGGGCCGGACCCGATCGCAATATTGGCTCTCGCCTGGGCTTTCTCCTGGGCAGAGAGGCTTTGGGGCGCATCAACACGGAGCCGCACTGCAAGGCTCGCCTGCGTCTTGCTATCCAGCTCCTCGAGAGCCCCCTGCACCGTCGTGGCCTCGATCGTCCCCATCGGCGTAAAAGGGAGGTTGGAGGCCGTCTGCGGCGGTGCATTGTCGATATCCACCCAGCCCGGCGGGTCTGCGTCCGCATCCCACACGGCAATCGAGGCCGGTTCGCCCGGCAGACTGAGTATCGCCCAATCTCCATTCGCCGCCGTGGGATAGGCGGCCTCTAGCAGCGCCAGACTGGCGAAGCTGCCTTTGTAATTGGCCACCAGTGCGGCGAGCTTCGCACGCTCGGCCTCCGTCATCCTGACGTAGCCATCGCCGTCCTGTAGCGACGCAACGCTGTGGGTATGATTGGCAATGGCCGCCGCGACAGCTTGCGCCAACGCAGTGTCATCGCCCGGAGTCGCCGCAACGCCGTAGGCAGCGAGCAATCCACGAATGAGCCCGATGAGATCGTTGATGAACGTCGCATCGAGCCGCGTGCCATCGTCGGCTCCAGGCCCACTCGGGTTCTTCGCCCACGGCTTTCGCCCATTGCCGTCCCGTGGCGGCCGCACGTCGGAGCCGTATGTGCCGTGCAGATCCAGAATCATTGTGACACCTCAAATCAGGCGCGCGGGAAGATGGCGTCGATGTAGGCGTGCATCTCTACCCACCAACCGATGACCGCGCCCTGGTCGATCGTGGTGGTCACAGACATGCTGAACTGGCCGACTCCATTGCTGAGCGGCACTAAGAAGGTGTACGTGCCGAAGCTCGCGCCACCGGTCTCCTGAAAGTCGTTGGGATCGGGCGTGCTAGCGAAAGCGTCCATCTCCTCGCCGGCGACTGTGACTGTACGCCCGGCGTTCGACACGTCGCACTTCATGCGCGCATTGACGACCTGGACCTGAGCATCGTCGATGGCGGCCATGGCAGTCACGGTTACCTGCGCAACGCCGCTGCGAAGGAGCGGGTTCGTGGTCAGCGCGTTGACATTGACCTCCACGTTCTGGGTCCGACTAAATAGATTGCCGACCGACCACGGCCCGTCTGTGTGGTGAGAGGCTGCCATGGAAGCGAACGGGAGAGTCCCGTTCACCAGCAGCGGCATCGTCTGCCTGATCGCCTTGAGCAGCATGTCGTCATCGAGCTCGTTTTCTGCCACCGACATGCCGCGGATGGCCCGGCGCAACAGGGCCGTAACCTTGTTCAGCCACACGGCCGGGATCTTCGTCCCCGTGTTGGGGTCGCCGTTGATGCATGGCTGAAACCACGTATCGACCGGGCTGCCGCTGGCGGTGTCCGTAGGCCGTATCGTGGTCTCGTTGATGCCCGTCCCGTGCGGGCCGATGATGTTGGTCATCAGATCACCTCGTACGTTGCCAGCACGTGCGCCGGCTTGAATCGCTCGATCAGGCAAATGACCTGATCGGGTGTGCTGCACGGCGGCGTACAGTCGGCCACCGCCGCGTCCGCCGCATAGATCGGCGGGTTCACCATGGCCGGGCTCTCGGCCGAAAGAATGCGAATGACGATGCGGTTCGGCACGCACTGATGGGCCACGGGCGTGCAATCAGCGATCGCACAATCCGCCGCCGCGCCGTCGTTCGGGCAGTAGTCCAGGCATTCGATGGTGTAGCCGAGCCGCGCCGCCAGCTCCGCGAGATAGGCGCACGTCGCGCCGCCCTGTGCCCGCACCTTTTCGCAGAGAGCATCCCAGGGCTCGCACGGATCTGGATAGCCGTAGTCGATCCCCCACTCTTGCCGGAGCTCGGTGGTGGTG